CAATACTTTGACCGAGATGGCTGAGCGTTCACTCCGGAAGAGTGTACTGCCCACTGTAAGAGCGGCTTGCGCCGGCTTTCTTAGCGTGCACCATGTGTCTAGCTTTGATAGTTTTGTAGATAGCTGTGTCTCTAAGCCCAAACCTGATGGCCCTCCAAGGAACAAAGAGGAAGACCTTCGGGTGGTTACGAACATGTTTCTCGATGATGTCACAAACCATCCTCTGCTGTATCTGCCGAGGGTGGGATGGCGTTCCAACAATGCCTTCCGTACGGAAGTGTCTGATCTGATGGAGAGATATGGATCGACCCATACCTACCGTGAGTGTGCGGTGAAATTAATCACTTCACGCTCAGGGATAGATATGTTGGGCCTTGTTTCGCAATTATCTCTCTACGTTCAGAACGACATGGGCTTTGCATGTGTTAGATTGCCATACGATGTTCACAAGATCTTGAAAAAGTGGGGGCGAAGGGCAAGAGCAACATACCATATTGTGATTGGCACTCGGGAAAGTACTCCAATTCGCGAAACCGCATGCTTTCGTCAAGCTGCTGTACTCTCAAAGAACAAACAAATAGTGCGCACCCTGAGAAGCTTCCATAGGTCGTTTATGGTTCTTGTCGCAATGAAGTCTGTAAGGGCTTCAGTGGACATTGATAAACTATGTGACCATCTATGGTTGGCATTCTACCAAGGGTTGCCGGGACTATCTCTGTTTGCATCTGAGGTACAAGGGATCTTCGAACGGGCTGTCTTGTCTGGTAAGGATGATTCGCTCTTGAGCATTATGGGTACCTCTTTTAAGAGGAGCCTATACTCAATCGATTCAAAGCCTTTACAAGATGCAGCCGTTAAAAAGCTTGTTGATTGCATGAGTACGCCTTCGAGGGATGATTTATCCGCTGAGGAGGTTAGGTCCTTAACACGTTTCATAGAACGAATCGTGCCTGAGTCTAAGTACAATCCGAAGGAGGCAGATAGGAAAATAAGGGAGCAGATGTACGCACCGGACCTCAGCGAGTTCACGGAGACCAGCTTGGACGACTCCTTCTTGAACCACCGATTGAGACCGCAAGGATTCGCATCCTTGGGGTCCTGTTTTGAAAACACGCGACAGAAGGGAGGTACCTTTGGGTACCTAACAACTGAAGCGAAACGGGTGTATGAAGAAGCAATCCTCGCTAGGAACAATGAACTTCGCAGAGATATCTTTGTCAGTGCATCTCTTTATTACGATCTACCTTCTCTTCGGCTTGGAGCTTATGAAGGGGCATTCGACTATGGTGCGTCGATTAAGGAACCTATCACAGAATCCATCGTCTGGGACTACGTTGTACGTGAGTCATACAAGCCAGATCTGCATGGGCAACCATCCATACGACTAAGCGCCATACCCGAAAAGGGCATGAAGTTTAGAGTCGCAGGGGTAGGTCAAGCAGGTCTACTTGCACAACTGGACCACGTCACAAACGAGGTGACGGAAATCCTCAAAAGAAATCCTGTCTCAAAGGCGGGTTTCGTCGATGATAGCTCTTCTTATCGGTTAATCCATGAGAGGTTGAAATCACAAGGCCTGTCTGATAAAAGGCATATTCTCTCCACTGATATGAGTCAAGCGTCGGACGGTATGTCACGCCAGGCAATCCTGGTAGTCGTGAACACACTCGCAGATCGGCTCAAATGGTCTAGTGGGGAACGTGCTGCTGTACTCGCATCAGTGCGGGACGTAACAATGGTGTACGATGGCAAAGTCGTTGGGGTATCCAAGCGAGGTACTCACTTAGGTATGCCAATGTCTTTCAACATTATGTTACTCCTACATCTATGGTGCGTTAAGCATATCAAGACTGCTTGCTGTTACGGAGACGATATGATCGGGTATGTGACAGATCAGGAGGAAGCTAAGTACACTCACAACCTGGGGCGAGTCCAGTTTGTCATAAATCAAACCAAAACAATGCGCAACTCTTTAAGAGGCACATTTATTGGAAAATGGTTTAATCTCGACGAAACTGCTCACTACATGATGTGCGGAAAGATGTCACAGATCACATGCTCCTCAACTAATTCAACCTGGGAC